AACCAATTCCGAAGCGATTGCTCTTCTCCGGAGGAGCGGGGCAGCATCGAGTGTCAGGCGGCAACTGGTTGCGGCGACAAACAACGATGTTTCATGGGGCAGCGGGCAGGCGTCTGGAACGTGGCGGGTTGTGGCTGTCAAACATAGCGGCACGGCGCTTACGGTCTGGGATAACACCATCGGTTCGAAGGCGCTCGACGCCAGCGCGCAGGATGTGGCGACGTTCTCGTCCAACCTCAGCTTTGCACTCCTTGCGGCGGAAACGAACGCCGCGTCTGATCCGGCCTATATCCTTGCGCAGTGCAATATGGATATTGGCGAAGTCGTGGTTGAAAACAGCGCCATGTCTGACGGGGATGTAACGCAGGCAATGACCGATCTCGCCACCAAGTGGGGGATTACGTTGGCCTAACGCCGCATAATTCAGAATTTCAACGTCGTCATGACGTGGAACCCGCCGCCGGGGAATCGGGCGCAATGGGCCGCCGCCGATAATCGGGCGTTTCGAGGGTAACATGGACAACGACGTATCACTTGATGAACTCCTCAACGGAGAACAGACCGAAGCAGTCGAACAGGTTGAACCTGTAGAGATTGAAACCCCTGTAGAGCCGGTTGAAACCGCGCGCGATGAGCAGGGCCGCTTTGCGAAGACGGGCGAAGACAGTGGGCCGCCGCCGCCAGAACCAGTGTTCAACAAGGCCGTGTTAGATGAACGCAGGCGCAGGCAGGAAGCCGAAGCCCGCGCCGCTACCCTTGAGGCACAACTTCAAGCCTATCAGTCACCGCCTCCCTCGGTGTTCGAGGATGAGGCGGGTTTCGCCAGCAACTTGCAAAGTCAGGCCGTGCAGCAAGCCGTGTCGGAGGCCACGTACCAAAGCCACCTGAACATGAGCGAGATGATGGTGCGGCAGGCCAACCCGGACTTTGAAGCGGTCAAGGCGGAATTCCTCGCCCTTGCCGCCGAAAACCCGACGCTTGCCCAGCAAGCCCTTTCCGACCCGCATCCGTGGAACAAGGCGTATCAAATCGCCAAGAACCACAAAACGATGCAGGAAATGGGTTCGCTGAATATCGACGACATGAAGGCTAAAATGCGGGCGGAAATCATGGCGGAAATGCAGGTTCCTGCACCCCGTCAAGGTATCCCATCGCTCACTACCGAACGCAGCGTCGGCGCGCGTACCGGCCCGGCATTTTCCGAGCCATCGCTGGCCGACTTCCTCCGATAAACCACGGGATTCCACGTCGTGAGACGTAAACCCTCCTTTAAATGGACTTTTTAACATGGCAGATACCACAGCCGCTACCGGCCTCACTGTTCAGCAGTGGGATTCCGACTTCAACCGCGAATACTTTCAGGACCGCTTCAAGGAACTGAAGGGCATGGGCGAAGGCGCAATTATTCAGGTCAAGGAAGATTTGTCTAAGAAGCCTGGCGACAGCGTAACCTTTGCGCTGCTCAACCGCCTGACCAATGCCGCCACCACCGGAACATCGGTGCTGGAAGGCAACGAAGAGGACATGTCGAGCCGCTCCATGCGGGTCTACGTCGACAAGCGCCGCAATGCGGTTCGCGTCGCTGAAATGTCCGAACAGCGCTCTTCGTTCAGCCTGCGCAATGCCGCTAAGCCGAACCTGCTGGACTGGGCGCAGGAAGACACCCGCGACATGTACATCGCGGCGCTGACTTCGCTCAACGGCACGGCGTTCGGTTCGCGCACGGCGGCAATTGCCGATGCGTGGCTGGTCGATAACCTTGACCGGACGGTGTTCGGCGCGGGCGTCGGTTCGGGTACGGACTTCAGCGCCGATCTGGCCCAGTTGGACACGACGAACGATCTGTTCACGAATACCAATCTTGACCGGATGATCCTGAAGGCCAAGACCTGCAACCCGAAAATCCGGCCAATGACCGATGCGGGCAACGGCAAGCGCTACTATGTCGCGTTCGCCAACCCCTATGCTTTCGCCGATCTGCGGGCGAGCATCGACACCGAAGTGCTGGCTTTGACCACTGTCGAAATGCAGGCGTCGAAGCTGTTCATGGGCGGCGATCTGTACTGGAACGGTACGATCATCAAAGAAGCCGACAACATGCCGATCTGGAACAACCTTGGCGCTTCGGCGACCACGGAAGTTACCCCGGTCTACCTGCTGGGCGCGCAGGCGATTGCACAGGCCAACTGCAAGCGCTGGAAAACCATCGAGCAGGAATTCGACTACGGCGACAAGCACGGCGTCGCGGTCGAATCAATCATGGGCATCCGTAAGATGATGTTCGGCACCGGCACCGGCGATACCGACGATACCAAGGATTACGGCACGGTATCTGGTTTCTTTGCAACAACCGGAGCGGGTACGGTGACTGCTCCTGAACTGTAAATAAGTATTCAGGGCGTGGAAGGCCTGCTTTCTTCTTTCCACGCCCTGTTATTTACTACACGCAATATTGTCATACTACACACGCCATACTTTATAGAAAGCGCGGCGTGGGAGGTTTCGCCTGTTGCGTATTCGGAGCGGATGGCATCTACTGTATCCCACGTCAATTTCGCGTTGACATTGGTTTCAACCGATTTGTTCGGCTTGATGCCAAGGACGCGGTAGGAGTGGGCGCGGTTTTCAGAATTGGTTACTATTTCAAGGTTCTCGACGCGGCAATCAGCCTTGTCCCCGTTCTTGTGGTTCACATGCATCCCGGCAGGGATAGGCCCAAGAAAGGCGTCTGCTACCATTCTATGTGCGGAACGGGCGTAAGTCTTGTTCCGGACGTTGACGGTGTAGGCGATATACCCGGCCTTCCATTTGCCCGGCGTCATTGTGCGTCCGGCATGGTTGGCGCGGTACGGATTTATGCGCCGCAAAACCCCCTTGTTGCTGATTTCGTAATGCTCCGGGAATTCTCGGACAGGACGCCATTCTTCCATGATTATGCTCCATTGATACTACCTATAGCTACATAGTAACAATCATCTAGTCAACCCAAAGGATAATCTATCATGGCGACATTGACCGGCGCTCGCGCGCTTTCCACCTTCCCTGTGAGCGGTTCGCGTCCGCAGGGGACATTGCAGGTTGCTTGGGGGACATACACCCTTGCCGCCAACCCTTCGGTGAACGACGTTATCGAATTCTGCCGTCTGCCCAAGGGCGCGACAGTAATCGGCGGCTTCTTGCAGGGCGCTGATATTGATACCGGCACCGAGACGTTCGACATTGATATTGGATGGGCCGCGAACGGCACCGATGCGGCTGATACCGATGGCTTCGGCAACTTCGGCGTTCTGTCGGGCGATGCGACGGCTGAACGTCTGCCGGTGGCGGGCATTTACGTGCCATTCGTCAATATCATCCAGGACGCGGGTTACAAGACCTTTGCCGCTGAAACGGTGGTTACGGGTACGGTCAACGCGGTTGCGGCAACTGGCGGCACCGGCGTTCTCAAGGTCGTTGTCCTTTACGTCGTACTCTGAACTCTAAGGGGCGGGGCTTTCGGGTTCCGCCCCGATAGGAGGCTTTTATGCGCCTAAAATTCATCGGCAAATACACGGGCGGGCGCACGGCGATCACCATCGGCGGCGTGACGTTCGAAGGCCGCGAGCCTGCCGAGGTTCCTGCTGGCAGCGCGCTTGTAAGCCATCCCGAATTCGAAGTGGTGAAGCACTGCCCATTCGCGGCAGAAACTCCCATAGTGGCTCCCAAGCCGCGCGGTCGGCCACGTAAAGCCTGATGGCATACCACCTCGCCCCCAAAGCGCCGACAGCGATTGTTGAACGCCGCTGGACCGTGCCCGTCGATCTGGACGACGGCCCGGCAAGCGTTGTTCTCGCCGCGTCCGGCGTAACCGTTGACGCCAACAGTTTTGAAGGCGACGAGCTGGTCCTGACGTTTTCGGGCGGCACAGCGGCCACGTCGGGTTATGTGACCGCGACAGTGACCACCAGCCAAGGCCGGGTGCATGTCGAAACGCTGTATATCCCGATTGTCGTCTCCACGGCTGTCGGGACAACGGCGCGCGATATTTGCCTGTTTGCCTTGCGCAAGGTGGCGGGCGTGGGCGACGAACCCGACGCGGATGAACTGTCCGACGCGATGGAGCGGTTGAACGACATGCTGGCGCGCTGGGTGGGCGAAGGCGCGGATACCGGCGCGACCTATCCATTGGCCGAAGCCACGGTGCTGAGCCTGCCCAACGCCTACCTGTCGGCGATCAAGGCCAACCTGCTGCTGGAATGCGCGGACCTTTACGCCAATGTCCCCGGCGCGGTCGATGTCCGCAATGCGCGCACTGGACTGCAAGCGATCAAGCAGGCCAACCTCGGCAAGCCAGATCCGGTGGAATACTTCTGATGCGGATGAAATTCGGCACCTCGGCATTCGAAATGTCCGAAGGCGACATGCCCGAACTGCCGGTCATCAACATGTACGCGGTCGAAGCGCCGACCGAAGAAACCGGCATTGCCTTGCAGTCGCGGCGCGGTCTGGATTCGGGCGCGGCAAACATGGGCGCAGGCCCGGTTGAAGGCCTGCTGAAAGAGGACGGCGTTCTCTCCGGCGCGTTGTTCGGGGTTTCGGCGCAGACGCTGTACCGCGACACAATGGACCTTGGCGCAATCTCCGGCTTTGGCCCGGTGTCGATGGCGGGCAACGAGATTGGCCTGATGGTGACGGCGGGGACATCGCTGCACTATTGGGATGGCACAACGCTTAGCGCGGTGGCATTTCCCGATGCGGCAGACGTGTCGAAGGTGTTTCGCGGCGGCTCGCGCTTCTGGATGATCCGCGCCGATACCGGCAAATTGTACTTTACCCCCGCCTTGGCCGCAACGGTTGACGCGCTCGATTTCATCACGGCGGAAAGCCTGCCCGACAAGTTGCTCGACGGCTTGTGGATTGACGACATCGCGGTGCTGTTCGGCGCGGGTTCGGTCGAATTCTGGCTGAACACGGGCGATCCGGCCTTGCCAATCCAGCCCTTGGAAAGCCGGGTGTTTGAAGGCGGTATTCGCGCGACGGGATGCGCTTCGCTGTTCGGCTCGACCTTCGCATGGGTCGGCAACGACAACGTGGTCTATCTGAACGGGCAGGAACCGCAGCGGGTTTCCAATGCCGGGTTGGAGGAAAAGATTACCGCATCGACCGCCTGCCGGTTGTGGAGCTTCACGCATGAAACGCAGGAATTCCTTGCTCTGACGATCGACGCGGGAACATGGGTGTTCGGGCGCAACAACCGCATGTGGACACGGTTCCAGTCCTACGGCGGCACAGGCTTTGCGGCGCAATGCTATTCGGGCGGGGTGTTCGGCTCGGCGGTGGATGGCAAGACGCTGACATGGGGCGCGGACTACACCGATGACGGTTTGACGCTGGAACGGCGGTTTCGCGGCGGTTTCGCGCTCAATGCGGGCGGGGTCACGGTCAATAATATCACGCTGCGGACCAATCCGGGCAACACGCCGTACCTGTCGGGCGAATATGCCGATCCGCGCGTTGAAATGCGGCTGTCACGCAATGGCGGCAAGACATGGGGTCCGTGGAAAACCCGGACCTTGGGCGAACAGGGCGAATACCGACAGCGGGTGCAATGGCGCGGGCTGGGTATGGCATCGGCACCGGGCTTGATGGCGGAATGGCGGGTTTCCGATCCGGTTGGGTTCAGAATATCCGATGTCTTGGTTAACGAAAAGTTCGGCGGGAGATAGGATATGGCCCTTCGCCTCCCCCGCCTGCCACGCGGAATCGCCATCACTGACAAGATGGGCGTTCCCCTCCATGCGTTTCAGGCATGGTGGCAGTCGGTGGTGACCAAGATCGAGGCGCAGGAAACCGCGCAGGACGGCGTGATTGCCGATCTGGCGACGACCCAAGCCGATTTGGCCGCGACCCAAGCAGACCTCGCAGCCTCACAGGCCGACCTTGCCGCCGCGCAGGCCGATATTATCGCCATAACCGCGTCGGGCGTGTTGTCTGGAAATTCCAGAATATCGCCGTTGGGGAGTTGTGCGCGCTTGCTCATTTAATGCGGTTCCCTTGCGCGTCGTAATGGATCACATTGCCGGTCGGT